TATACTCCTATCATGTGTCCATACGACGTGAATAGCGGGGTGAAAGGATATGTCAACATTTTTATTCAAAGCCGTTTTTTCCGGCGGATTATTCCGGCGGGAGGGAGCACCCGAAAATAAGTGCCGGAAAAACGTAAATCTCGCGGAAAGCGCTTCCCATAGTATTGCGCTGCTGTATGATAGCACCAATACCAAAGACATGGGAGGTGGTTGTGAACCCACAGAGAACCGAGTGGCGGACGACCCGGCGAGCACCTGGGCAAAATGTCCAAGTGCTCAGGCCGAAATGTCCAAGTGCTCGCGCGGGTTTGTCCAAGTGCTCAATCTTCATGAAATACAAGCGATTATCGCCGTACGGACAGAAATCGACGTTTTTAGCCTGCACTTGGACAAAATTGTCCAAGTGCTCAGGCGATTTTGTCCAAGTGCTCGTGCCCAATTTTCGGATACCCGGGGAGGCTGTCATGTGTGACCGGGTCACCGAGATTTGGATGAGCGTCGCCCGGGTGGCGTTGCTTACCGGCAGGTCGGAGAAGACCGTGCGACGATTGGCCGCCACGGGACAGTACGAATCGCGCAAGGTCTCGCTGACAACTCGCCGGGGCCAGACCCGCAAGACCTTCATCCAAGCCACGGACGAGTTGCGGGAGACGGAACTGCGCACACGTATGGATAGGGGTTTCCGCGAGGCGGACGTGCTCAAGGTCGAGGAGGTCGGAGGCGAAGAGCCGCTGGTGCGCTACTACCTGTCCGACGAAGAGGTGCCGTATGAAACCTGAGAGACCCAACGTCTCCCGCGAGGAACTCATGCGCGCCCTCACGTATGGACTGGAGAGTGAGAAGACCCGCGAGGCGGAGATTTTCACCGATAACCTGCCCCTGCACTCGGACAAGGAGGCCAGACTCTACGGCAGCTTCTGTTCCAAGGTCATCGAACGTCTGGAGCAATGCCAATCGAAGGTCGCGGAGTGGAAGTCCATCACGGAAGACTTCAATACCGGTCGATTAGTGCCCGACCTTTTCGCCTTGAAAGGTGTGAGAACAGAGCGTGCCCTGCGACGCTGGGTAGAGTCCTACCAAACCGCCAACTTCGACTGCTACGTCCTCATCCACCAGGGACGCGCCATCCGCAAGGGCCGCAAGGTAACGGGAGAAGAGCAGGCTGTGCTGCTGAACATCCTGCTCACGCCGAGGCGGGTCAAAATCGGCACTGCGATAACGCGCCTGAAGCAGATGGAGATGCTGAAGATGCTGACCTCGCCCACGGATGAGCGGACGCTCCGCCGCTGGTGCGAGGACTGGTCGAAGCGGCATCCCGCCGAGTGGGCGCAGGCACGCAACGGCAGCAAGTACGTCGCCGAGAAAATCATCAAGAGCATCCTGCGCGACCAGTCGAAGCTGCGGGTCGGGGACGTGTTCGTGGCCGACGGTCACAAGCTGGCCTTCGACATCATCAACCCCGAGACGGGCAAGCCGCAGCGCATGCTGCTCATCCTCATCATCGATTGGGCGTCGCGTTATCCGGTGGGAGCCGCCCTTGCCACCAGCGAGAACAGCCAGCACATCTGCGTGGCCTTCCGCAACGCCTTCCTTACCTGGGGCGCGCTGCCGAAGTATGTGTATCTCGACAACGGTAAGGCGTTCCGCGCCAAGCTCTTCCACGGCGAGTGGGAAAAGCACGACCTCGAAGACGAGCTGGGCGGCATCTTCCCGCGCCTGGGCGTCGGCGTGACCTTCGCCAAGGAGTACAACGCCCAATCCAAGGTCATCGAGCGGTTCTTCCACACGTTCCAGGAGCAGTTCGAGCGCTTCGTGAGCACCTTCCGGGGCGCGAATGTCGCCGACAAACCGGCCACGCTGATGCGCAACGAGGACTGGATGCAGAAGATGTTCGAGGGTAAGGCCCCGACGGTCGCTGAAGCCATGAGCATGATGGACTTCTACTTCAGGCACGTCTATGGCAACTACCCGCACTCCGGAATCGGCAACCGCAAGCCCTACGAGGTCTTCACCTCGGCTCCGGTTCCCGACGACCGCCGGGTGGAGCCTACCCGCCTGCACTACCTGATGCTGGCGGTGATGCGCCGCACCGTGAACGCCGAGGGTGTCATGCTGCACAAACTACGCTACTACCACGAAGCGCTCGTCGATTACGTTGGGCAGCCGGTCAACATCCGCTTCGACTACGCCGAGAGCCGCTGGATAATGGTCTTCGACGAGCAGGACCGCTACATCTGCCACGCCGAGCTGCGCCGCACCCAGCACCCCTTCATCCACCTCGACGAGGACAACCCGCAGTCGATTACAGACCTGCGCAAGGAGCTGAAGCAAATCACCCGCATGCGCCGGAATGCCCGGCAGAGCACGAAGCGGGAGGTGAAGCAGGCGCAGGAGGCGGTGGATGTCATCATCAAGCGCGCGCCGCAGTTGCCTGAGGTGGAGACCGGCATCTTTAGCACCGAGCGGATGATACCCGCGCCGCCACCCAGACCCCTGGACATCGAGCAGAAGGGCATGGAGGCGTTCAAGCAACTGACAGCGGGTAAGGAAGAGACACCTGTGACGGAGGAGACCGAAATCGAGACTCCGGTAGTCGCGGAAATTGAAGACCTGCCCTTCCCGCAGGCGAAGCCCAAGAGCTTCGATGAAATGCTTAAAGCCATAGGAATCAAATAGAAAGGAGAAACCATGCTGCAAGGAAAACTGGTGAAAACGCAGAATGTGCAGGAAGCCGAAAACTGCGTGCGCTACCTGCTCGACCGTCCGAAAATGGAGATGGTCGGGCTCGGTCTGCTCTACGGCAAGCCCGGACTGGGCAAGACCACCTACGCCAGCCGCATCGCCTTCTCGCGCGGCTACATCTATCAGCGGCTGGAAGCCTGCATCCGGCCCAAGTCGTTCTGCGCCCAAATGCTGGAAGGCTTGAACCAACGGTTCGGTGAGTCCTCTCTGCCGGTGCACGGCACCACCACCACGCTGTTTCGGCGCATTCTGGCCCTGCTGGAAGACCATCCGGACACGGTTATCGTACTGGACGAACTCGACTACGCCTTCGCCCGGCCCGACGTATTGGGCATGATACGCGATATCGTCGATGAGACCCTGGCCATCGTCATCCTGGTGGGCATGCAGAACGCCCGCGAGAAGCTGCTTCAGGTCAACGAGTACTACTTCGACCGCTGCAACATCTTCTACGAGTTCGCGCCGGTAACCAAACCCGACATCGCCCTGCTCTGCAAGGAGGTGCTGGAAGTCAAAACCCAGGCCGACATCGTCGATTACGTCCACTTCCACGCCTGCGGCTCCATGCGCAAGGCCATGAAGCTGTTCCACACCATCGAGCAGACCGCGAAGGCCAAGAACCTGGTCAGAATCGGCGCGGCCGACCTGAACTGAGGAGGACAACATGACCGAGCGTGAAATCTTCGCCAACTTCGTGAGCCAGTACCGCAAGCCGTTCGACGCCGAGGCTGTGACCACCTCCACGGGCATTCCCGGCGACCGCGCCGACCAGCTCATCCGTGAGTTCGTGACGCACGAGCGCATCAAGTGCCTGTGCGAGGGCGACAACCCCATCTGGGTACGGGCGAACCGCTACAACATCCGTTTGAACCCGCCGCACGGCCTCCCGACGCACCCCGAGAAGGCCGCCTACCTGCTGTCGTTCCTCGAGCGGGGCCGCTACCAATCCGTCCGCCAGCTCGCCGGGGTCGTGGGCAAGAGCCGCCAGTGGGTCTATCTCTACCTCGAGGCGATGATGAGCGTGGGCGTGGTGGGCGTCGAGAATGGCTTCTACACCGTCGGCGACAAATCCCGCCTGAACCTGGTGGGCACCCGTATCGAGAAGGGCGTAATCAACCGCGAGAAGGGCCGTCTCTGCCGGGACTGGTAAAACGAGGGCACACATGGATTTGACGAACACTCCCACTGCGCGCAAACTCCGGCAGGACATCCAGACCATCCGGCACCGGAAGTTCGGCTGGTCGGATGCGATTTTTCGGGAGATTATGGTCGAACTCGGGTTCGGCGAATCCCTGCGTGCCCTTGACGAAGACCGGTTGGACGACCTGAAATACCTGCTGGTGGAGCTTCATCCCACCGGCCAGCCCGAGGCGTTCGTGCTTGACCGCCAGGGCCGCTTCGCGCTCCATCTCGCCCGTCAGGTGGGCTGGGAGGAGCGCGACCTCCGCCTGTTTCTCCTCAAACGCTTCTCCAAGTCCCACTGGAACATCCTCGAAACCCGCGAGAAACGGGCCGTCATCGCCATGTTCCAGAACTACCTCAAAAAACACACCCATCAATAAACCTTTGGAGGATTTTATGCCTAAAAGCAACACACCCAGGGTCTTGGTCGATTCGCAGGGGCGCGAGTTTCCCGCCTCCATCATCGACAAGGAACTGGTTCGCCGCGACGCCCTGGTTAATCGTATCGCCGAACGCGCCCGGAAACTGCAGGAGCGCATCGTCGCGGACAAGCAGAAGATGGTCGAGGAATTGGACAAGTACCTCGACGAACTCGCCCGTCGTAACGGTCTGAAGTGGCGCGGCAACGCCGAGCTGGTCAACTTCGACGAGAGCATGAAGGTCGAGGTTCGCTACCGCGAGCGCATCCAGTTCGGGGTCGAGCTGCAGCTCGCCAAGCAGAAGATCGACGAGTGCCTCAAGGAGTGGACGAGCGATTCCAACGCCAACCTCAAGGCCATCATCTCCGAGGCTTTCCAGGTCGATAAGAAAGGCGAAATCGCCAAGCATCGCATCCTGGCCCTGCGCCGCTACAACATCCAGGACACCACCTGGAAGGAAGCGCTGGAGCTGATCGACAAGGCGATCCAGGTCACCAGCACCAAGCAGTACATCGCCATCTATACCAAGCGCGATGACGGCTCCTACGAGCAGGTCGTGCTCAACTTCTCAGCGCTCTGATGTTTCCAATCGGAGATTTCTTTCGCATCCACGGGCAGCGGCCTTTGACCCCGTGCGGGAACGGGCATAAGCTGCCCGTGGATGACTGAAGAGGAGCGCACGAATGAGTATTTTTAACGATGAACGCTGCTACCGGCCGGACGAGATCGCCGACAAGTTGAACGCCGACATCTCGACGATCTACCGGCTGATCAAGGATATTGACGACCCCCTGCCCGCCTTCCGGCTGAAGAACAACGGCCAGTTGCGGGTTCACGGCAAGGATCTGAACAGCTATCTCGACGCCCACCGGGTTGACCCGCTGAACGAATAGCATGGCCAACACCAAAGAGTTCAAGCTCAAGCGGGACAATTGCCGCGAAGCCTATCTGGACGGCAAGACCGACCCCGCCGAGTTGTGCGTCATCTTCGGCGTGGCCGAGATTACCGTGAAAAAGTGGATCAAGGCCGGGCGCTGGGAAGACCTGTTCAAGGAAGAGCACAAGCTCGACCGCGAGATCAAGCTGGCCCGCAAGAAGGCCCTCATCCAGGCTCTGCGCGAGTATGCCAAGAACCCCGCCGACACCGCTCTGCAGAGCCTGGTGAGCCTCATCAAGCACGACCAACGCGAGCAGGAACCGGCGAAGGAACTGAACGACTACATCGTCCGCTTCCTCGATCAAACGACGGATTACATGATTGAAAAGGGGCACGAAAGCCTGCTGAAGCTGTTCCAGGAGATCGTGCTCGATCTCGCCGAATACTTGCGCGTGAAGAATGGGTAGAAGATTTATCCAGCGGCAGCAGAAGGCGCTCGCCGAGATTGCCGCCAAGACACTTTCGCTCCTTCCCTTCCCCGACGACACCCCGGAACAACGGGCCTCCCGCATCGCTCTGGTCAAGGGCCAGGGTTGGGAGGCCTTCTCCTTTTTCTGCCTGGGCTACTTCCCGCACGTCTTCGGTTTGCCCTTCTGCGAGGCGCACGAGGCGATGTTCCGCGAGGTGGAGGATCACAATGGGATCACCGCCATCACCGGCTTTCGCGGACTGGGCAAAACCGTCCTCATGGGCGTGGTTTACCCGATCTGGCGGATCATCCGGGGCGAGAGCTACGTCATCCACACCGCCGCCGATATCGACCTGGCCGAGGAGCGCACCGCCTTTACCCTGCACGAGCTGCGGAACAACCGTCGTCTGCTCGCCGACTTTCCTGAACTCACTCCCATGGACACCTTCCCGCTCGATTTCAGCCTCCGTAACAAGTGCCGCATCCGCGCCCGGAGCATCAAGCAGTCTCACCGGGGAACCATCAATCCGCAAACAGCGAAACGGCCCGGCATCATCGTCTGCGACGACATCGACAAGGAAGAGAACATGGGCAATCAGTCCATCGGCAGGCGGCGCATGGAGAAGATTCTGCACGAACTGGCCGGCGCTCTGGCCCCCGACGGATCGGGGAAGGTGATCTGGCTGGGCAACCTCGTGCATCCCAACTACGCCATCTGCCAGTTTCTGGAACTCGTAATCGCCGATCTGAAGGCCGATCGCCCCGACACCGACTTCCAACTCGTCCCGATTCTCCGGACGCGACAACGGGCGATTCTGCGCTTCCCGCTGGAGACTCCGGAGGGCAGCTCGGCCTGGGAGGAGCAGTATCCGACCGGATCGCTCCCCGATCTGCGGGCCAAGTTCGGCGTGACCGGCTACCAGCGCGAGATGCTGGGCATCCCGGTCATCGAGGGCAACATCTTCAAACACCACTGGTTCCAGCGTTGGCGAACGCTGCCGCCCATGAAGCGCGTCTGGCTCTACGCCGACCCCGCCTGGGGCGAAAAGGGCTGCTACAAAGCGATCATCTCGATCGGCTACGACGGCCGCCTCTTCCACGCGATGGACGTGTGGGTGCGCCAGACGGAGAACACGCGCTTCTTCACCAAGTTTCACGAAGTGTGGAACCACCTCAACGGCAGGTACGGCGCGCGCTTCCGGGCCGCGATGGAGACTTCCTTCGGGCAGGAGCGCATCTTGGCGGACTTTGACCGCTGGTGCCTGGATACCGGGCTAGCGCCGATTAGTCGGCACATCAAGCGCATCGATAACCGCGAAAACAAGAATCTCCGCATCGAGCGCACCGAGACAGTCATCGAGACCGGCAAGGTGCTATTCCCGGACGGACAGGACACACCGGTGCTCATCTCCCAGTTCCTGACCTATCCGGACGGCTACATCGACGCCTGCGACGCGCTGGCAGGCTGTCTGGAACGCTTCGCCGAGTACGATACCGGTCGCAACCGCGTTCGGGTGCGCAGGCTCGTTTTCTGAGAGCGTAGAGGAGGCTTGCGTGGATTATTACGACCGGGTGATGCTGGAGTACTACCGGGTGCTGAACAACGCCTGGAAGACCGAAATCAAGGACGCGGCCCGACGAGCCATCCAGATACTTTCCGACCTGCCCCGGCACGAAAAGCTTTCGAAGCAGCACATCGATCAGCTCATCGAGGTCATCGGCTCGCAGCTCGGCGACGACTTCGCGGCGGCCATCAACCAACCCACCAAGGCGTTCATGGAGCGCAACCTCCGTCTCGGCCTGCGCGACGCCCAGGTGATGGTTCCGGCGCGCTCCAGCGTGGGCTTGTGGGGTTTGGAAGACCAACGGCTGTCGAACATCGTCCAGCAGCAACAAACCTTCTGGGTGGGCAACCACTTCGAGGCGGACGTCCGCAAGGGTTTTTCCGACACCCTCTCCAAAGCCCTCGCCCAGGGCTACACCAAGGAGATGCTCACCGACGCGCTCAAGACCCAGTTCGCCGACCTGGCCGACAAGTCAGCCGCCTACTGGCAGGGTCTGGCGGAGCACACCGCCCTGCGCGTGCGGGAGTTCGGCAGGCTGCAGGGCTACAAGAAGGCGAAGGCGCAGTACTACCGGTTGGTGGTGATTCTCGACGACCGGACGAGTGACATCTGCCGGGCCCTGGCCGCCCAGAACAAGGCCTATCCGCTCAACACCGCGCTCGAGGTGATGGAGAACCTACAGTCGCTCAACACCCGCTCTTCCAGCCTGGATGACGCCCGTGACTACATCAAGGCCCTGGCACCGTGGGTGAAGGACGACCAGGTGGTCTATAACGACGAGGATGAGCCGATTGGGGTATCCGGCGCGCATACGCCCTTCCCGCCCTTTCACTGGCGCTGCCGGACGACGACGGAGATTGTGGGATAAGGGGAATTGAGGAGTCCAACGAGGAAAACTGGCTTGCGGCCAGTTTTCGCTGCTTAAGAGGGGTTATTCGGCTTCGGGAGTAGGGTCTGGTTCAGTTTCTATTTCCGTGTCGGGCTCGGGGTCGGAGAAGTTGTCGGCGCGGTTGGGGTCGTTCATGAAGGTGTCGACGTTCTTCTTCGTGGCGTCCCAGTTGAGGATGCGCCCTGTCTTGAGGTCAATCTCGAGGCGGATGTAGTCGCCCCAGTGCTCTTCGGGCATGAACTTCGGCACCGGGCCGTCGTAGTACTTCAGAACCTTGTCGTTCTCGTCCATGAACGCCGCCCTTACGCCGCTCATCACCTTCGCGTCGATGTACATCTTCCTCGGGGTCGTCTGCCTGGTCTTTGTCGTTTCCATCGTAGTCTCCTTTGTGTTTCTAAGTACATCTCTACGATAAGGATAACGCACAGGCAGTCAAGTCTATTAGCGGGGATATTTGCAGTATTTTCAGGGGGTTAGGGGGTGAAAGCTACGAAGGTGTTAACAGTGGTATGGTCGTATCAACTTCCCGATTTTGTTGAAGAAATCTCACTTGAAATGCCCCAGGTAGTTCGCCCGCACCCGCACAGTCTTCGGTTTGCATTTCTCAGTTTCTCGCTGACCATGTTTCGCTCCTTGTGCTTCTAAGCATGGTTCTATGATAAAGATAGTGCAAGGGGAAGCCAAGGAGTATGTGTTATTGAATCCCCAGTGCTATTTTTACTTCCGGTTGTTTATTGCCTCCTCCACCCAATCCTCAATATTCTGTTCAATGTCCTTGTAGGCATCGTTTGAATCAGGGTTGTAGCATTCAACCTTATCTGACAGCTTAGTTCCGTCTTTCAAGGTGAACTGCTCGAAAGGATTACTTCCCTTCTTTCCTTTGCCACTATTCGGGCATTTTATATTGTGGATATATATTCCAAGAAGCCCTTTACCTTCGTTCCACGCTCTTTTAATCTCGTATTTTACCCATTTCCGGTTGGCGGTATCTTCTCCAACTAAAACGATCACGCAAGAGCGATAGCTCATATTCTCATTGATCCATTTTTCAATTGCCGAATCTCCTTTCTTTTTGACTTCCTCCCAATCGTTCTCTGATATTGGTTTATTACCTTCCAGAGCTCCGATATTCCTGATTTGGGCCGCTCTCATTACGTCATTCTTATAATGAAAGCTGAAGAAAACTTGGCGTTTAGGCATACATCCTCCTGTTAGCTCTCCATCCAGTTTGAGAAGTTGTTATACCCATCATCTGCTATCCAACATTTTGTAGGATAGAAGTCCGAGAGCCTGTAACCTTTGCCCCAGAAGTCTCGAGGCATTGGCCAATCCAGGGTCCTTGGATCTAAGTCAACAAGTTCGCCCCATTTTCCATTTCGAACTTCCTGTAACAGAACACCGCCCTCATCATTAGTATAGAATCCAAGGTATTCAAATGGATTGATCCCTAAGGATTTCACCTGACTATTTTTATCTCTTATTGCATTAAGATGAACACCAATTAGCTTGTTTCCCTTTGCAAAGCTCTTCATTATCTCGTAGCGGACCCAACGCCTTTCCCAAGTGCCGGTACCTATCAATACACAAGTCACCGATGTATTCTGTATTGCTCCGTTAATGAGGCGTTTCAATGCGAGGTCACTTTCTCGCTTTGCGTTTTCCCAAACAGAAGCATCAAAAAAACCTGCAGCTTGCCTATCAGGTTTAGTGAGCCAATGATTTCGAACGACATTCGCTCTGAAATCTATGACATCCTGATAATGGAAGCTGAAGAACACCCTTTTTGCCATTTATCCTCCTAAAATTATGAGAGCCAGAATAAGACCTATAACTGGCAAGTAAAAGAAAGATGTGGCGAACGAAAAGAGTCCACCCCACATAAAACCGAGATGGATCAAGAATGAGCGCTTTGACTTAATCGAGTAAATGTCTTCAATGTGGAGTTCCTTTTTGTGAAGTTTCTGTAGAAAGCCCCTTTGCAACCCAATGAAATGCCGCTCAAGTCCCAGATAAAACGAATCAAGCAAATAGAGCATTACCACTGGGACGAAGCAAATCCAAATTGGGACTCTGCAATTCTCAATGGATAGGGCAAGTAAGGCCGAGACTAAAGTCACTGCCCAAGTCTTACATGAAGCGCTATTCCCTGCCATACGTGTGATGATTCCCTGCAAAATATCGAGGTGTTTCATCACCGCTGGGCTGGAAAGGTATTCGAGATCTCTATCTTCCATTGTGCCTCCTCATCATTAGAAGCATTAGGATATTTGGATCAAACTCAAACAGTTATTACCATGTCAACGTATTTTTTCTCGTCGATAAACACCACATTCCTCTTCTCCAACTCCTCCTGGCTGACGCCCCATTTTAATTGCCAGAAGGGGGTACAGGAAAGTATCCAGCTATTCAATATCACATCCGGATCGCCAAGTCTGCGCTCGATGTCTTTGATCCGAATGTGGAAGTTGATCTTCTCGCTGCTCGGGCCTTCATGGATAAGGCCGTGCGGTTCGATGAAGTGAATGTACTGCTTTCCGCCCTTGAGAACCCACAGGATGAAGTCCGGGTGGAAGTTACCTGCCTCGAAGAATCCCACGCCCTTGCCCCGGCTCATGTTCCGGAGCAGGTACAGTTCCATTCCTTTGTCTTTCAGTATATCCGTATGATCATCGCACCACCGCTTCAAATCGGTCACGAACTGGTATTCGCTCTCGTTGAGCGCGATCGGCAAAACAGTCACACGACCATTCGGCAGAGCCTTGAACAATGGCTGGAAAAGATGGTTTTTAAAAATACAGGCTTCCAGAGAATTACCAGGGAACACGCTTATCCGATCCTCGATGATCTCCTGCTTCATCTTCAGAATGCTGTTAATCAACTGCTCATCATCGGCATCAACGATCAACTGGGATTCCTTGTCATCCGGGATGTTATCATCGTCCCGGGTTAGCTCCCGGAGTTCAAGGCGCGGCTCGATGTAATCCCGCTTGCGATAATTGTAGTACCGATCACAGTACCGCCTCAAAAGCTCCGTCGCTACTTCCTGGAGCAGGCGAACTCCGGTAAAATCTTCAGGAGTCAGGCGCGCTTCCGGTAGAAACAAGCGGTACCAAGAACCGTCGTGGAGTAGCGATCTTGCGCCTTCCTTGGAGATGTTCAGATTGTGCCAGGTCTTCTCGCGTTTGAAGCGCTCCAGCTCAAAGTACAGGGAATCCCAGTCCAGGAGGCTCAGAATGGTATCATCAAGGCGAACATCGTCCTTGTTGGATTGAACCGCTTCTTTGCGGGATTTGATGGTTTGGATGCGCGGATACCAATCGGATACCAGCCTGTTGTGCCGTAGATAATCGGGGACAACGGACAGGGTCGGTATCGGGCCATCCTTCTTGAAGTCATACTCCTGGCCGTCTTTTCTTCGTTTGGGGCGGATGACCATCAGCTTCTTCCCGAAGTCGTAAGTGACATTCAACGGAACGGTGATGGTGGTTCGCTTCTCGTTTCCCGGCAGCCCCTCGTCTTTCAGGAACTGGCGGAACCGCTCCATGAAATCCGCTTCGATCCCAAAGACATTCAGCGTTTCGATATCGCCAATGTGCTTTGGCGTGGATGGAGCGCTGGAATGTCCACTGCGCTTCAGGCTCCACTCATACCCTTTCAGGCGAACGCCGCGACCGAATAGCTGGATGATTTGCGCGCCTTCGGATTTGCCCACATGCATCAGGCCCATGGTGCTTACCCGCCAGCAATCCCAGCCTTCCACGAATTTCTTGGAGCCGATCAGCAAATTGATCGGGGAGGAGGAGTCTTTCACCGATGCGAAGACTGCCTCGGAGAAATCGCTTTCGTTCACAGTGAGTTGCAAGTGGTCTTGCTTGGCCGTTTCCTCAACGTGGTCGCAAAGACCCTTGGCATCGCCAACGTTAATCAGGCCGAACGGGGTTTCCGATGTTCCCACGTACAGAGCAACTTCCCCCGATTCGCCCTTTGTCCGGGTAAGGGTGAGTTGCCCGCCAGCCATGCAGTTGAACAAACGTCCCAGAATGTCACGATAGAGGTCAGAAGCCGTCTGCCCACCTTTCAGTACCTTGGCCAGGTATTGGAAGGAAGAGGCAAAGATGTCGTTGCCTTCATCGTCGATCAACCCGGTAGATTTCCCGGTTCCGGAGATAATCGAATCGATATGCGCAGTGAACTCGGTGGAGCGGCTCAGGAAGTCGGCGAGGAAGTGAATGATCTGGGCGACGTCGGTGGCCACGATCTTCTCATCTTCCGTCCCGCCTTTCGCTTTCGAGACTGTGCTACCCACGAACACCCACAAGGGCTTCTCCAGATTGAACGATGTGAACTCCGACCGCTTCTCCTCATAGATACGCAACTGCTGATAGAACTTCAGCAGGCAGGCGGTCAGATACACATCCTGCACTTCTTTATAGGTCTTCGGCAGATTCAAGATCTGGTAGTCTTTGCCGAATCCGTCCTCGTAGAACCACCGGTAGGAATAGTCGAAGATCACGGCTTTGGCGTAGCTATCCTCGAGATCACTGCTTTTCGATGCGGCCACCGCTTGCTCGAAAGTTGCGGAATACTCGAAGGTGAACCCATTTCCACACAGCTCGGAACGCCGGGTAAACCATGCGCCTTCTTCCTTGCCGCTCATACCGCGATGCCCTTCATCCACCAGGAGTAGGTTCTGGTCGCCCAGACTTCGGGTGGCAATAGTGTTCGGGCCGTCTTGATCCGCCAGCTTGGTAATCTCCAGCACGTCAACCATGTTGAAGCTACCCGCTTTCTTGGGCTGCAACCTTTGGGCAAACCCGAAACCGCTTTCCTGCAGCTCTTCGATGTGCTGCTCACTAAGGCGTTCATTGGGGGTTAGCAGAATTACCCTGGACAGGTCACTTTCTTTACCCGCCTGCCTCGCATAGAATCGAAACTGCTTCAGATTCATGTGCATCAGCAGGGTCTTGCCGCTTCCGGTGGCGTTTTGCAGGCATAGCTTGTTCAGGTCGTCGATGGTGTAAGGGGCGATGTCTTTCCATTCCGGCCATTTGGCATTAAACCGGTCGATGTAGGCGTTCAGGTCGGAAAGCAGCCCTTCCCGGTCATGGAAATACCGATCCAGGTAGATCTCCACAAAGAGCAATGTCAGCCATTGGAAGTATTTCCAGGTGATCGGACGTGTGCGCCGCTCGTTGATCTCTCTCGTATGCTGAGTGATCCGTTCTTCGTAAACGAGAATTTGCCCTTTGGAGAGGGCATGGGTTTCATTGTAGAAGATGTCACTGTTGACCAGTGTATGGTAGAAGCGATGCAGTCCATCGACATCCGCACCTTCCAGCCGGGAGTCCCGCAGGATGCGGGCAAGCTCGTGGAAAGGTCGCTTTGTGCTGCCAGGCCCGTATTTATCACTCAGGGGATCGATTCCGAACAGGCTGATCAGCCATTGGTTCAGAACGAGTTTGTTCTTGAATTTGTGTGATTTCTGCGTCTGTTTCCGTGCCATTATTCAAGCCCCATATCCCACATGCGTTTCGAGAACTCCTCCTCGATCAGCCGCACCTTCCAGGTATCGCCTTCCAATTGGAGATTGGGCAGGTTGTTGCTGCCGTTGACGAAGATCGTGTTGAATTCCCAGTCCTGGGTGCTGATGCGGTTCCGTTTGAACCATTCGTCCAGCATCAGGTTGTCTTTCTCCTGATCTCCGGTGAGATTGCGCCAGACGATGAGAACCTTGTCCTTCAACCCGTCGTTGGGGGCATAGGGATTTCGGGGCATCCAGCCTTCCACCTTGCGGAACACATAGGGGCCATCGTCATTCTGCTGAATGCGACCCTGCACCGTCAACCGGGTCTGCTGATCCGAGGGCAGTTCCGGGTCGTGCTCCCGCTCGAAGGTGGCGCTGAACCGCTGCGGGGTGGCGAGGTGCTCCACGCGCAGGCCAAGCAGGTAGTTGAAGGTCTCCACCAAGTCCACGGGCTTTTCCACGTACTCATCGCTGCCGGGCTTTTTGACCTGCATCCGATAGGCGAAGGGATCGGCAAAGGCGTCGATGTTGAGCAGGCTCTGGCTGCCCCGGGTCTCCACATTGAGTAGATAGTGGAGAAGGTAGTCTTCCTTCAGGCCGGGAGAGCTTTCGATGGTTTTATCCCGCACCGGGTCGTCCGCAAAGCGCAGGTTGTTCAGGGTATCTTCATAGCTTTCCAGGCGCAGATACTTGAAACACTGGCTGACTCCGGAATGCCGGTCGGTGGGCTTGCCGTCTTTCCAATCCTTGCTATACACCACCTTGGCAATGCGGGGCTTGAGCACGGTGTCGAAGTAATCGCCCATCTCCACCAGGATGTACTTGCGTCGGCCCTCGTCCTCCCGGTTCAGGTTGATCACCGCATGCCCGGTCGTCCCGGAACCGGCGAAGTAGTCGAGGATTGAGGATTCATCATCAGCACCAATACGAACACTGTCCTCTACGGTATGTAATGATTTTGGATATGAGAACAGATCATTGTCACCTAGTATTGCTTTTAGTAGGGCAGTGCCTAAAGCCGCAGTATATTTAGCTTTGTACCATACTGACTTTGGCTTCAGTCCTGCTTTGTTGTCTAGCCTGTCCTTGACCTTGATGATATATCCATCACTTTTCCTAATAACGAATACATCCATCATCCTCATCTTAAGCGTACCTGGGGACCATCTCCAGACGCGCTTAATCCCCTTTGGATCAATGGGTAGAACAAAAACGTAACCGTCTTGCTCGTACTTTGACCGAAGTACTTCTATGTAGTCATCATCGAATCTATTCGAATCGCTATTATAGAGGCCTACGTATTCTTCTTTTGAAAGAAGAGAAATCATATTCTCTTTTATCAATAATGGATAGAACATATATGGTCGTGCTTCTCTTGTTGAGTTATTTCCGCTGCGCCTGAATTCCCTTGTTCTGAATGAACCTGAGTCATCAATCTTTTTGAATGTTCCAAGGTCTTTCTCATCTAGTGGGAGCAAATTTGTCGTTGTACTGTCTTTATCCTTCCCATAAAGAAAGCAATACTCATGTGCAGTTGCAATGAATTTATCATCATGCCTGCCCCCGGGATTATGAGTAACCACTATTGTTCCCAGTTCATTTTCAACCCCGTAAATGTAGTCCATCATTCCTTTGAGACGAGATCCCTCTACATCATCTATTGCGACGCAAAACACTCCTTCGTCATTAGCTATTGGTATTGACAACATTAAGCGATCCTGAAGGAGAGATAACCAAGAAGAGTGTTTATATTCGTTTTTATACACTATTTCCGTTGCGGCCGTATTATACGGCGGGTCAATATAGACGCATTTCACCTGTTCGCGGTAGCGTTCCTGAAGCAGGTTGAGGGCCTGGAAATTCTCACTGTGAATGAGCAGACCGTCGCACAGCTCGTCAAACCCCTGGATGGAGGCGATCAGCCGGGCCTTGAAATCGGGAGAGAAGAAGCGGGTATCGAGCACCAGTTTGTCATTGGCCTTCAGGAATGCTACGGTGAGGGGGTAGGCATAGGCGGGTGAGAAGGCGTCGCCCTGGATTTCATCGATGGCGAACAGTTTTGCCCATTCATCGTGCTGGGTCTGGTTGGCAGCGATTTCGGGGTAGAATTCTTCGGGAATCCTGTCCAGGGTGAGGCAGTAGTTGGTTTCCACCACGAATTTCTTCTTCAGCCACAGCTTCTTCTGGAAATCCTCCAGTTGGGCGAGAAATTCGATCAGCTTTCCGGCGATCTTGCGCAGCACCTTGATCTTGGCCAGGTAGCTTTCCACAGCCGGTGCATCGGCGTTTTCGATGTCGTCCAGGCGCATGATCTCGTTCTTGATGTAGAAATCCAGCTCCCGCTTCAGGAAGCCGCCCAGGTCTTTGTGGATGAAGTAATCCATGGTGTTGCGGGCGGTGTATTGGTTCACGTATCTGGCCAGCAGGGTGCGGTCTTTGTCCTTTTCGGTGGGCGCCGGGGTGGAGAGAAGGCGGAGATAGTCGGCGGCTTCCGGCTGTTCTTTCAGGGCGGCCAGCACCACATCCACGGCCTCATCATTCTTTGTTTCCCTCCATTTTCCCTCCTGGCCGGTCTTAGCCGGGTCGGGCCGATACTCGAAATTGATGATCAGGAGACCGTTTTCCGTGAGTTCCACCGGTTTGTCCCGGTGAATGATGAAGAAGCGCTTGGTGGCGTCGGAGGATTTTACATTGCCGTGGTCGCCTTCGGTGGCATCCACAATGCGGAACTGCACCCGGAGACCTTCGGGGATGTCCACATCGGCAAACAACTCGTTATCGTCTTTTTTCCCGCTTGAACGATGTCGTTTCACCGCTTCGGTCAGGTCGAAGGAGAAGTTGGTAAAATACTCGGTGGTCTTGATATAGTATTGGTCTGCGTTCGCCCAATGCAGCTTCACTTCCTCGCCGTTGTAGGGCACGGCAAAGGGAGCGGCCTTGCCGGGGGTTTCGCGGGTGAGGTAACGGCGGGAGATGAAGTCGCCGTCGTCGTAGTAGCGTTCGAAGAAGCGGTACAGGTGATCGTAGATTTCTCCTTCGGCTGAGGCTGTATCGCAGGCTGCTTCATAACGGGCACGGGCTTCCTTCACCTTGGGTGTTGATTCCGGGTCGGTGGCTCCGTATTCCCGGGCTGTTTCGATGGCCTGATCCCACTGCGCTTTCAATGCGGCCTTGCGTTCCTCATCGACCTTGCCAAAGGCTTCCTGAACAATCGTCAGCAGGTCGTTCTGAATGAAGTCGTTCACCTGCTGTGCCTTGGCGTGCATGATCCGGTAGAAGCCGAAATCCAGGTCGGGCTGGTTGAGTTGGAACAAGTCCCGTAATTTGTTTATCAGTTTTGTGCGTAGTTGCTCTGGGGAAGGCATAATGGCTCCTTTATTCCACTCTCCACCGGATGGTGAAGAGAGTGGTTGTCTTGGTCTTCTGTTTCATTCGGCGAGACAGAGCATCGACCAGTTTGTCCCTTTTTTCCATAATCTGGTCTTCGGTGTCAAAAATCTTCTCGCGCAATTTTCGTTTTTTCTTTTCCAGTCGGGCGATATCCTCTTGCAGGTCGTGCTGTTCCTTCATTGTGGCGCTCTGCCTGCAAAGTCGGTGTTTTTCGCGGATCTGCCGCTTGAGATCATCCAGTTCCCGCTCGGAGGATTTGACCATGTCCTCGGCCCATTTCTCCAGTTGCTCGCTGGCCTCTAAGAAGTGTTTGTTGTTTTCTTCCAGGTTCTTGGCCAGAGTTGCTTGCACAAAGCGTTCGGCATCAGCAGTCAACCGCTCCTGAACGGATTGTGGATTTGTCTCTCCCTCGATGGTGTACCCGGAACACAGCATGAGTCGTTGACACGTCTCTTGATCCAGGTTTTGGCCGTCATCATCAATGGCTGTGAAAAGCAGGTAATCTTCCTGATCGAGAGAGGATACCGTGAGGTAATCAAGCCGGAGCCAGCCTTGCTTGCCTTTCAATTGCTCGATTATGCTGATGCGGGTTGGGTGGTGGGTGATGTCGAAAACCACCTGCGCAATCGGGCAGGTTTTCTTACGGCCTTGCTCCAGAACGTACTCACCCAAAGGGTGATTCATTCGATACAGGTGCTCATTACTATGGGTTTCTCCATTCTTCGAGATAAGTCGGTAGATTCCCTTGGGGATATCACGTGTGGGTGATTTCTTCAGTGTGAACACGTGCTTCTGCTCATTAAAAACGGCACTGCCTTGCAGGATATACTGCGTCAGATACCAAAACAGCTTACCGATGCGATCCAGGGTATCCACAGCTCCCATGCGGCTGATTCGCAGACGATCGTGGACATCCTCGTCATAGTGTTCGAGGAGCTTCTTGCGTGTGTCCTTCAGACGTGTCTGGATTTGTTCCTCGAGTTCCTTCTGCAACTGGGCGAAGGCCTGTGCAATCTCTTCGGTTGTGCGGCATTGCTGGTATATCTCCAACACTTTTCGCTCGAAATCGACCCCGGATTCCAGCGAGCCTAGAACATCGTCCGAGGCCCCGAAAACGCCGCTGAAAAGTTGGAATTTGTCGCTGAGGATTTCGTACACTCGGCGATCTGCCTCATTGCGCTCGTTGAGGAAATTGATCACAACGACATCATACTTCTGCCCGTATCGATGGCAGCGCCCAATCCTCTGTTCAATCCGTTGGGGATTCCAGGGCAGATCATAATTAATGACAAGCGAGCTGAACTGAAGGTTGAGACCCTCGGCTCCAGCCTCGGTGGCGATCAGGATTGATCCTTTATCCCTAAACCGGTCGATGATGGCGATGCGAAGGTCTATCTGTCGAGAACCGGAACTTCTGCCAGTGTCCTTGTTGTTCTCCAGCCACTCCTCATAGATAAGCCCCGAAAGGTCGTCTTTATTCGTTCCGTTGAAGGTGAGGACTTCGTCCTGATACCCGTTGGCTTCCAGGTAGGTTCTCAGCCAGGCTTGGGTACGACGGGATTCCGTAAAGATTACTGCCTTACGGTTCGCACCCATCTCTTGCATTTTCGAGAAGCCGATTTCCAGTGCCTTGAGAAGGGCGATAGATTTTGAATCCACCTTGAAACTGTGAGCATCCTCGATAAAGCCGTTCAAGGTTGCGATTTCATCATCCAAGCGAATAATATCAATTGAAATCGGCACGGCAGGTTCAGGTTGCTCTTCATGCTCTGCCTCAGCCTCCAGATCTTCCTGATCTTCATGCAATTCATCAGCAAGATCATCGTCGATGTAATCATCGATAATGAGCTGTTCAAGAGCTGTTTTTTCCTCGTGGTATTGGCTCTTCAAATCCAGCAAACGGTTTCGGATTATTTCCAAAGTCCCGGCCACGGCATGGGGAGAAGAGGCCAAGACTTTTCGCACGAGTAATATCAACAAGTGCTTCTGCCCTTGCGGTAGTGAGTAATTCCCGTCGGACATCAAGAATTCCGATACGCGGAGGTAAAGATCGTGTTCCTGTTCAGTTGGTGTGAACGGGCGGGTTATCAATCGTCGCTCGGTGAATTTCACATATTCAAGGACCTGGCTACGTAGGGTCCTCCAGCAGAATGACTGGAGACGCTCCCTTAGTTCAGCCAGATCGCCTCCTGAGTTCATGTATTGAGTGCGAAATGACGGTAGGTCGCCGAATAGGTTCTCATCAATCAGCGTGGAAAGGCCATACAACTCTGTGAGGGAATTCTGCAGCGGTGTCGCAGTCAGGAGTATCTTTTTTCGTCCCTCTGTAGCCCGACGGATACTCTGACCGATCTTGTTGCTTTGACGGTAAGCATTGCGCAGTTTATGTGCTTCATCAATGATGACCAAGTCCCAGGATACTTGCTGAACGGAATCAGCATGCTGCCCAGCGAAGTGCATCGATACAATGACTATATGTTTGGTAACAAAAGCATTTTCATTTCCTTGCTTGCGCAGGCTTTTCGATGTCTTTGCATCGATGACAATCACAGGAAGATTGAACTTCTCTTGAAGTTCAAGTGCCCACTGTTTGCGTAGCGAGGCTGGGCAGATGACGATGATCTTGCGCTTCTTCTCCGCCCAGCATTGACAAATCGTTAGGCCAGCTTCTATGGTTTTTCCAAGACCTACTTCATCTGCAAGTAAAACACCTCGTGAGATTGGAGAGCGTAGGCTGAATAGAGAAGCCTCTATCTGGTGAGGGTTTAGATCGACGCATGCATCAAACAAAGCCCGACCCAGTCGATCTACACCTTTACCGCCGACCAGCCCCAGTTCATACGCAAAGTACTTAGCGTGAAAATCGGTAAACATGAATCCCACCTGAATCTTTCATGATAATCTAATGGCTGCCTATTCCAGGCAGTATTACCCGTTTCTTCGTCATTACGTCAATCAAGTCCTTAGTTTCCCCATTGTCAATCTCCATTTTCTCTTAACTGTATGCATCCCTGTTTGATCGTCTCGCTCCAGGGTGCCATCCTGCCTCCAGCAATGAACAAGGAGCCACAATGGATAACGCCCTGCTCGCCACCCTCAAGGCACAACTGCTTCGGCACGAGGGATTGAAGCTCAAGCCTTACCGCTGCACGGCGGGAAAACTCACCATTGGCGTGGGCCGCAACCTTGACGACTGTGGTATCAGCCGCGACGAGGCTCTCGCCCTGCTGGAGAACGACATCCGCCGCTGCGAGAGCGAGATTCTGGAGCGCATCCCCACCCTCTACAACATGCTCAACGACACCCGCAAAGCCGTGCTGCTGAACATGGCGTTCAACCTAGGCACGGCGGGCCTACTGGGCTTCCACCACATGCTCATCCACGCCGCCGACGGCGAGTTCGACAAGGCCGCCGACGAGATGCTCGCCAGCAAGTGGGCGAAGCAGGTCGGGAAGCGGGCCATCGAGCTGTCCGAGCTGATGAGGAAGGGCTGATGTCCGCCGCGATTCCGCTCGAGACCAAGACCGTCTGCGCCATGCTGAACCTGCCGGACGAGATGCGCGAGCGGCCCGTGTTCGACGAGCATCAGCCGCTGGTGCTGGAGCGGCTCCGGCGCGTCACCGACGAGGAAGCCTTCGTCACCGCCCTGCGAGACGTGCCCGACGACGACCCGCTGTGCATCGCCTTCCGCTTCGGCTACGCCTTCCTGATGCTGGCCTCGGTGGTGGAGTTCCTCAACCTCAAGACCCTCGGCGAGGGGATTGTGAAGACCACCGGCTTCGACGCGCAGAGCACCGAACTGCTCACCGGCAGCGAAATCGAGGCATTCAAGTCCACGCTGGAACGCCGCGCCCTGGAAGCCCTCACCGACTACCTCAACCCCGTGGGCCGTAATCGCCTGGACGCCCTCTGCGACCGGGTGGGCCGCCGCATCCGGGCGGTGGTGATATGAGCGGGGACGAGTTGATGACCGCCATCTACAAGGCTATCCTGGAGGCCCTCGAATCGCGCCTGCACCTGATTGGCAGCGTGCTGGACGGCGACGCCCGGCGGCTGACGTTGGAGCGCGGCATCTACGACAAGGGCGACTTCTACGGCAACCTCGGTTACATCCTGACGATGGAGGACGACGGCATCACTCTGCACGTCGGTTCCAATGTGAAGCACGAGCCGTTCGTGCTGGGCGGCAAGGTGCCTTCGTGGACACCGCTGGCCCCGCTGAAGGCGTGGGTGGAGCGTAAACACCTGTCCTGGCAGGACAAGAAGACCGGCCTCGACCTGACCGTCGAGCAGATCGCCTACCTGATCCGGGGCAAGATCAAGCGCGAGGGGATTCCCGAACGCAACGTGATCGCCGAGGTGATCGAGAAGCGCGAGAGCTGGATTTTTCAGCAACTCGACAGCATCCAGGTGGTGCTGGCATGACCCGCGAGGCGTTCCTGGCCGATCGTCAGCGGATCGTGGACGCCCTGCGCCGGGCGCGCGTGGCCGAGATTCGCTATCACAAGGACGACCTGCCCAAGGCGTTCCCGTCCGCCGTGGTGGTGCTGGAGACCGAGGACGGCCTGCTGCCGACCGGTCGCCAATACCTGGAGTCCCGCCTGGGCTGGACGATCTATCTGATCGTGGACGCCTATCAGAAGGACGACCCGGACAGCGAGTTGTACGCGCTCAAAGAAGCTTTCCGGGGCAGCTACCTCAAGCTTTCGGGCAGGGATTTCGCCCACATCGACTACTACTCCGCCAGGGTGGACGGCACCCGCACCGTGCGCATCGCCAAGCTGACTACGGCAAAGGGCGGTAGCGCATGATTATCAAGCGTCTGGGCGGGGTCAACCTCGCCATCTCCGAAGCCGCCGAGCTGCTGGAGAAGCGATACGCTACCGAGCCGGTGGAGTTGGACAAGCTCACCCCGGTCGGGCCGTGGAAGGTCGAGAAGGCCGACCAGCCGCAGAAGACCGTCGCCGCGCCTTACTCGATGGCGAAGCTCTTGAACCTGCTCGACTCCGACGAGTATCACTGCGGCTGCGTCGATGCGGTCGTGATGGCCACCATTACCCAGTTCGCGGTGAACAACGCGCAGGTGAAAGCCTGGCTGGAAGCGGCGGAGTTCCCCGGTACCGAGGACGCCGCCACCATCGTCTCGGAGCTGATCAAGTACTACCTCGCCTGCGGCAACGGCTTCCTGGTGAAGATGCGCAACGCGAAGGGCGAATGGGTCGGCTGCGAGCGGCTGCTTCCATCCGAAGCGCAGATTATCGAGCGATTCGACGAGTTCGGGTTCTTCCGGCCCGACTTCATCCAGGTGAAGAACGGCCAGCGGCGCTACTTCCCTAACGCCGACATCATCCACTTCAAGAAGAGTACGCACAAATCGACGGCGTGGGGGCTGGCTTGCCTGCCGGTGGCGATGAACATCGAAATCCTCGGCGAGATCAAAACCTTCGACTACAACAACTTCCGCAACGGTCTGCTCATCGACTACTTCGTCATCGTCGAGGGTGGCACGCTGCGCGACGGCACCGTCACCGACAACGACGGCAACACCGCCATCACCGACGCTTACGCCGAGATCGAGAAGGTGCTGGCCGAGACCAAGGGCAATCCCAAGAGCCACAGCACGGTGCTCATCGAGAGCGAGAACAAGGACGTACATATACGGCTGGAGCCGCTCCGCCAGGAAGCGAAGGACGGCGGGTTCCTCGCGCTCAAGAAAGACCTGCGGGAGGGCATCTTCGCCTACCACCGGGTCCCGGCGCGTGTGGTGAGTCAGCTCATTCCCGGTCAACTCGGGGGCGACAACCGCTCCGACATGCTGATGTTCTACCACTTCGTCGTGAAGCCGCTCCAGAGGCGGATTGCGCTGGTGCTCGCCAAGGCGTTCAACCGCGAGTTCGCCTGGGGCGTAAAGCCCGAGGAGTTCGACTTCGGCGACATCACCACCCTGTTCCAGTCCGACGACGAGAAACTATTCCAAGCCAACAAGATAATCTGAAGGAGGTACAGTGAACCTGTTCAAACGCAAGACAATCCAGAAGGGCGAGCTACGCAACATCGAGGTCGATCTCGTGTCGCTGCTGTTCGACGACATGAACCCCGCCAACCAGAAGGGCTACGTGGTCAAGTCCGCCGACGGCAAGGCGTTCCGGCATCGCTTCGGTTCGGTGAAGTTCAAGAGCGAGACCGCCGGTCGGCAGGGACGGCTCTATGTGACGCTGCTGGAGCCGGATACGCCCGACTCGCAGGGCGACGTCTATAACGCCGTGGAGGTGCAGAAGGCCTGCGCCCACTTCGCCCGGCACGGCATGGTGGGCAAGTGCGACGTCAACCACGATCTGAAGCCGATCCCGGACTTCTTCGTCGCGGAAAACTACATCCTCAAGGCCGCCGACCCGCAGCAGTTCCCGGACACGAAGCTGGGTGCCTGGGTGCAGGTGCTGAAGTGCGACGACCTCGGCTCCGAGCTGTGGCAGAAGGTCGAAAAGGGCCGCTTCAACGGCGTCTCGATTTACGGCAAGGCGGACGACCTGGGCGACGCCGGAGTGCAGTCCGCGCTCGACTCGATCCGACAGGAGATCGCCAGCCTGCGCAAGGCCGCCGATCCGGGCATGATCGCTTCGCTGAGCGGTCTGGAGGCCAAGCTGACCGAGCTGGAGCGCTCCAGCGGCGACGTGCTGACCCGCGAGGCTCTGAAGGGCATCGAGAGCGGCCTGGCAGACCTCAACCGCAACCTCACCCGCGCCATCAGCAAGTCCATCGGGGGCGAGCCGATCCAACCGATCATCGACCGCGAGCTGGTCATCGACGGGCAGAAGGTGCTGGTGAAGTCCACCCACCGCGAGATATACAAGGGCATCGCGGACGTGGATTCCGGGCAGCCGATGGGCATCCTCAACGCCAACAACACCAGCCTGTTTATCGACGAGGTGATTGGCTCAAAACCCGGTGATACCCTGTCCGACATCACCGTGGTGCCGCTGCTCAAGGACGAGAAGATCGACGTCGGGCTGATCGACGCCCTGATCTTCAAAAACAGCCTGGACGGCACGCTGACCGCGCAGGAAGTCTCGTCCGCCGACATCGCCTGTGTGACCGGCATCCTCAACGCCGAGTTCCGCCTGGGCCGCGACATCGTGGAGTTCTACAAGGACAAGTACGGGGCCGAGGCGTTCGGGGCGTACGTGGAGCAGAATATCGCCCGCAAGACCGAGAAGGCCATGCGCCTGCTGCTCTTCCAGGGCGACAGAACGTCCGCCACGGCCAAGCTGAAGGCCCTCGACGGCATCGTGAAGCAGGCCACCGCCGCCAGCGCCGTCACCAACCTTTCCAAAGCCACCTACACCACCTGGGCCGACCGCTTCGAAGCGCTCCTGCTGGCCTTTTCGGACGATATGCTCGAGGAGCAGGCCAACTTCAACATCTACGTCGCCCAGCGCGACCTTATCAAGATTCGGGACGAGCTGGCCAAGCGCGAGACCAACGCCGGTGACCGGCTGCTGCTCGAAGGCGGGAATGTATCGTTCGCGGGCATCCCGGTCAAGGGCCGCCTGCTGCCCTCGGAGACGCTCGTGGCCGGGCTCCCGAAGTTCATCATCCTGGGCTACCGCACCGAGGCCGAGATGAAGGTCGAGCACCACGGCGAGGACTGGAAGTACCACTGGTACATCCGCATCCGGCCCGGCATCACCTACGTCAACGGCTTCGTGAAAGTGTTCAAACTCACTACCTAACAGGAGATAGCATGGATTTCATCGTACAGAACCACGAGTTCATCCTCGGCCTGGGCGCGACCCTCATCGCCTGGCTCATCGCCCGCATCACCGGCAAGACGCTCGACAAGACCAAGCTCAACGCCGCGCTGGCCACCATCCTGGACATCGTGCAGGACATCAAGACCGGCTCCACCACCGCCAGCCTGTCCGACAGCGAGAAGAAGCAGCTCGCCGTGGAGCGCGTCACCAAGGCCCTGCCGGAGAAGCAGAACTCGCTGCTGACCAGGATGTTCGGCACCATCGGCGGCGCGGTCGAGTTCGTGTTCCACAACAAGAAGTGGCTGTTCAGCCTCGGCAAGGTCGCCCGGAGCATCCTGTGACATGCCCGACGACACCACCACGCCCGACATTCCGCCCGGCCCGGAAGGAGATATTATGCCGGTAGTCGCGCCTACCTACCCCACCGGCATGACCAGCGACAAGCTGCTCATCGCCAACCTGATGCCCATCATGCCCGGCGACACGGTCTATTTCGGCTTCGGCCGCTACGCCTCCACCACCGAGTCCGACTCGGCGTTCACCGCCAGCGCGGTGGCCAACACGCTGAACAACAACTACGACCTGCTGGGCGAGCTGGCCGAGAAGGCCGGAAAGCTGGACTCCAAGCAAACCAGGCTCAAGAGCCGCAACTACTCGTTCGCGGGTAAGCGCAACAGCACCGTGGAGCTGAACGTGGTCGGCCTCTCCTGTGCCCAGAAGGACTTCCTGGAAAGCAACTCGTTCACGGGCCGCGAGATCACCATCGTGGTCGGCTCGGTGGATAACACCCGGCTCGTCGTGCTGAACGGCCTCTACTGGACGGTCGATATCACCGGCGAGACCGACGGACTCTTCCAGGTGACTGTCTCAGCCGAGTTCAGCGGCCCCACCTCCGACCGTATCTACCTGTACCGCAACTGCGTGCGAAGCGAGGAATAATGGAGTGCGTGTGTAAACCGGAAATCCGCGAGAAGATCGACGCCGTGCACGAGGAAATCTACGGCAACGGCTCCAGCGAGAAGTCGCTGGTAACGCGCATCGCGCGCCTGGAAAGCAACGTGAAGCTGCTCATCGCCGTCTCGACCAGCCAGTTCTTCATGCTGGCCGGGATGGCCTTCAAGCTGTTCGTCAATCCCTGAAAAGGAGACCCCATTGCGTGATTTGAAACTGACCTACAGCCAGCTCCGGGACATCCTGGGGCTGGCTTTGGAGAACGGAACGATAAAGGCCCGGTTCGAGGATTTTCTGACCGGCAAACTGGTGAACCTCAGCGAGATCGAGTTGATCGGCCTGGTGCGCGATTCGGGCGTCGATCTGGAGCTGCTCCGCATTCTCAACGGAACCGATCCGAAAGAGATCGACGCGGTCGATGCCCTGGAAACCGTCGCCGCTTTTTTCGCCTACTGGCGGGCCAGCAAGCCGAGATTGCAAGGCTGGCTCGGGAGTTTGGGCTTCGCGGTGGCCTCCGCGACCACCCCTTCGAGAGGTTCGAAATGAACTGCCGCAAGCTCGGATTCGCCGCGACCGACTTCGACTCCATGACCATGCCGGAGCTTTACCTGCGCCTGTGCCTGGCCTGCGAGAGGGAGGACTGATGGACGCCGTGATCGCCTGGATCGGGGGCAAACGCCTGCTCCGCAAGGAGATTGCCAAGTACGTGCCGCAAGGCATCCAGGGCTACATCGAGCCGTTCGGCGGCGCGGCCTGGGTGATGCTGTTCCGGGAGCGCTGGGCGGGGCTGGAGGTCTATAACGACCTCGACAACCGGCTCGTAAACCTCTTCCTGCAGGTAAAATACCACCCCGAGGAACTCATCCGCGAACTCGACCTGATGCTCGCCTCCCGAAAACTCTTCTATGACGTGATGAAGCAGGAGGGCTTTACCGAAATCCAGCGCGCGGCGCGGTTCCTGTGGCTCATCACCCGCTCGTTCGGGGGCAAGGGCGACAGCTTCGGCACCTCGCAGAAGCAGGGCGTGTCCAGCCTGCAGAACCGCCTGGAGCGCGTGCGGGAACTGAGCCGCAGGCTTGATCGGGTGGTGATCGAAAACCTCGACTACGCCGAGCTCATCGCCAAGTACGACCACCCCGAGAACTTCTTCTACTGCGACCCGCCCTACACCACGGGCTACACCTACGCTAACTCGAAGCGGTTCAGTCATGAGGCCCTACGCGAAGTACTCGGCAAGGTGAAGGGGCGATGGATACTCTCGTACGACGACAATCCGGTCGTGCACGAGCTGTATAAGGGCTTCCACATCAAGCAGGTGACCCGCGCCAAGGGCATCAATCGCAAGGAAGGCAAGATGGACTACGCCGAGGTGATCATCGCCAACTTCCCGCTGGAGGAGCAATGATGAACAGCGTCATCTCGTGGGTGGGCGGCAAGCGCCTGCTCCGCAAGCAGATCATCCCGATGATCCCGAAGCACGACACCTACTGTGAGGTGTTCGGCGGGGCGGGGTGGGGGCTGTTCGGCAAGTCGGCCGAGAAGAAGGACTGGCTGCCGGAGCACACCCGGCGCGACCGCGGCTACACCGAGGTTTACAACGACATCAACGGCGAGTTGGTGAACTTCTGGCGGTACATCAAGATGCACCCGGAGGCCTTCGCCGCCGAGCTGAACACGTTTCTGGTTGGCCGCGAAACATTCGAGGAGTTCAAGGCGGGGCGTCCGCGCACCGAACTCGAAAAGGCGGTGTGGTTCTACTACAAGCTGGCCTGCTCGTACGGCAGTCAGAGCAAGAACTTCAGCATCATGCACGGTCACCGCTACATGCCCCTGCGCAACGAAGAGCGGGTGAAAGAGGCTTCGGAACGCCTGCGCGACGTCATCATCGAGAACATGGACTTCGAGCGGCTGATTGCCCGTTACGACGGCCCAGACACCTTCTTCTACCTCGACCCGCCCTACTACACCAAGGAACGTCTCTACGAGCGCGACGACGCCGAGGCGTTCACCCGGCACGAAGACCTGGCCGCGATCCTGATGGGGATCAAGGGGAAATTCCTGCTCTCGTACAACGACGACCCCTATATCCGAGAATTGTACTCCGGCTGCGAAATCACCGAGGTCGAGGCGACCTATTCGGTATCGGGGCAGAAGCAGAGGCAGATTGAGTTAATTATCCGAGGTAACGATGAAACAAAATAGGCGGCGCTATTTTGAAAGGGAAGGAAGAGGTCTTTTCAGTTTACCAGCTCGATTTCTGAAGTCCTTTAACTCCTTTGTAGAGAGTGTCTGCCTCAAATGTCTACTCTTGTCAAAAATCTCACCGTTACTTAGGTTCAGCTTCCATCCTCTGTCAACATTGTGCGCATGCGGGTTTGAAGGGAACGGGTCCTTGTCGTTTAAATGAATCTCCCATACTTCACCTTGGAACTTTATCAGAATCTCCTTGAGGAGCAATCTCGAAGATTTAATCCTGATAATTGGTTTTTTCAGAGTGAACTTAGCAAGAATGATAACCGCCATAAACACTCCTTTTTATGGCGACAACAACGAATTCGTAAGCAAAGGTCAAGAAATATATGCCCGAACTGTCGTTTCGCCTGATTATCGATTCCAGCGGGGCCGAGGCCAAGCTGGAGCAGACCGGCGCGCAGGCCAGCCAGACCCGCGAGCAGGTGGAAAAGCCCGTCACCCTCAAGGTGCAGGCCGAGACCGCCCTGGCCACCATCCGTGACCTGAAAATCGCCTTCGACGGCGTGCTGCAGGTGGTCAGGGGTGTGACATCGGGCATCAACGGCTTCCTGGACGCCTCGCTCAAGCAGCGCCAGGCGGTGATTTTGTCGAAAATCGCCTTCGGGGAGCAGGCCGCCGAGATGGGCAAGTTCGCCAGCCAAATGCAGGAGGCGACCAACTTCGGCGACGAACAACTACTGCCCCTGATGTCCAAGCTGGCGCAGACCTTCCACCTGAACACCGAGCAGATTCAGCGGCTTACGCCCTCGATCCTGGACTTCGCCGAGGCCAACAAGGCCACCGGCATGACCGTGGAGAGCGCGTTCGACCTGATGGGCCGCGCCCTGAACGGGCACACCGAGATGCTGGGCCGCTACGGGCTGGAGCTGGACGAGAACAGGATCAAGACGGAGGGCGTGACCTACCTGGTCGAAAAGCTCACCGCCGACTACGGCGGCACGGCCAGCGCGCTGGTCGACCTGCGCACCCAGAACGCCAACACCTGGGGCGACATCCGCGAGACCGTCGGAGACATGCTTAACGTACTCGTCGCGCCGCTATTAACCGGCCTGAAGAACCTCTTCGCCTGGTTCAACAACCTCTCGCCGGTGATGCGCGGCTTCGTGACCGGCCTCGCCGTCGCCATCCCCACCATCGTGAGCGTGACCTCGGTCATCACCGGGCTGACGGTTGCCATCAACGCACTCAAGGTCGCCATCAACCCCGTGGCGGGGGTCATCGGCATCGTGGTGGGCGCACTGGCCGCGCTGGGGTTTGCCTACGCCTCCACCAAGCTCGCCTCGAGCAACGCCACCGACGCCCAGCAGGACTTCCGGCAGGAGGTGGAGCGCACCACCAGGAGCGTGGATGAACTGGTCGAAGAACAGCGGGAGATAGCCACCAGCATCGACTACGACGAGGCCCGCAGGCGGCTCGCGGCCGTGCAGGAGGAGCTGTCCCGTTACCGGAAAACCCTCGAGGCGATGAAGCAGGGCCCGGTGCTGGTGAGCGCGGATTTCGACGCTTCCAAGATGGACGAGATGCTGGCCGAGGAGCAGGCTCTGAAGGAGCGCATCCGAATCGAGGATACGGCAGCGCAGGCAGCGTTCTACCGCGAGAAGATCCGGCTGGACAGGGAGGCTTCTCTGGAGGGAATCGCGCTGCTGGAGTACCGGTTGGCGGAGGAGCGCAGGGCTTATGATGAACTGGGTGAATTGGACACCTCCAACGCGGAGCGGAAGCAGTCCGCCTACGAGCGCGTCAAGAGCCTGGAGAAGCAGCTCGCGCAGGCGCATGAGGACGCTGCCGAGGCGTTGCAGGCAATCGATACGAAGTACTCCACCGCGCTCATCGAAGACGCCACCGCCCGTACCCAGCGCGAGCTGGAGATTGAGCGGGATGCCGAGTTGCAGAAAGCCCAGGCCCTCGGGGCGTCGGAAGCCTTGCTGCTGAACATCCGCGCAGCCTACGCCAAGCGCATCACCCAGGTAGAGGCCGACGCCGAGGCGGAGCGGGTGAAGAACGCCGAGACCGAGGCCAGGGAGAAGGAGCGTGTCGCCCAGGAAGCCGCTCGTGCGGAAGAGGAGAACGCCGACACCCGCGCCGAGTTCTTCCAGGCGCAGCTCACTTACGAGAACAACGAGTATCAGGCGCAAATCGACGCCATCGACAACTACTACGCCCAGCGACGCGAGAAGCTCACGTCCGCCGGTATCACCGAGGAGCAGATTACCCGGCAGTCGGAGATGGCCAAGCAGCGCATCCGCGAGGAGTTCGAGAAGCGGCACATCCAGGGCGTGTCCGGTATCCTGGGCAACCTCGCCAAGACCTCGCAAGCCTTCGGCAAGAAGGGGTTCGCGCTGTGGAAGACCTTCGCCATCGCCCAGGCTTTGGTGGATACCTACGCCTCCGCGACCGCCGCGTTCAAGGCGATGGCGGGTATCCCCATCGTCGGCCCCGGACTGGCCATCGCAGCCGCCGCAGCAGCCGTCGGGGCGGGTCTGGCCAACGTCGCTCAAATCTCCAAGACCGAACCGCCGAAAGCTGCGAAGGGCGGTTTGTTGCGTGGCGCGTCGCACGCCCAGGGCGGCATCCTCATCGAGGCCGAGGGCGACGAGTACATCACCGCGAAAGAGCGGGTGAAGTCGCTGGGAACAGGGCTGTTCAACTTTCTCAACTTCGCGCCCCTGGGACAGGTGAGGGCCGCGCTGGGCAACCTCGCGTTCCCCACCTTTCCCGTGCACGAACCGAAGCTGGCCTATGCCACCGGTGGCTCTGTGGGCGGCTCCGGATCGCTCTCCGATCTCATCGACGCCGTGTATTCCATGCGGGACGAGATCGTCACCACGATCCGGGCGCAGCAGTTGAGCCTTTCGGTCAGCGTCGATCCGCTCTCGAACGATCCCGTGAAGATCAGCGAGCTGGCCGACACCGGCAAGCGCATCCGGGCAGAGGTGTAGGCATGGCGAGCCTGTTTCGCGTCGACTTCCTGATGTCCGACACCACCGCTTCGGATTACGGTCAAATCAAGCACTCGCTCACAGACGCCGAGACCGACCGCAAGGTCGTTTCCCTCACGCTCTCAGCCGACAAACTCGCCTCCGTCTCCAACTACACCCGCGAGCCGAAACGCCTGGTCTTCGAGTGCTTTCCCGACGACTGGCTAACCGCGACCCTCATGTCCGGCACGCAGGAGTTCGAGCGGTACATCAGCAAGTACGAGGTGAAGGCGTATCGCGACGGCGTCCTCATCTTCACCGGCATCATCGACACCAGCCTGCTTTCCTACGATTATTCGACGCAGATCCTCAAAATCACCTGCTACGACAAGATTCGGCTGTTCTCCATCTACTCCGACATCGAGCAGTACTTCGGTCTCACAGCCGGTTACCAACCCTCCTGGCTCATCGGCTATTTCATCCAGAACATCCAGCAGCGCATCCCGGTAAACGTCGGTCAGAGCAACCAGTTCGTCCTGCCCACGCTCTCGCAGAACAACCTCACCCTGTGCACTATCGAATATCAGGACATGGAGCAGCTTCCTGCCGACTCCGGTGGCTGGACCTACTCCTTCCATTCATCTGGTTGGGGCTATCCCAAGTACGGCTACATCCTGGACGCGACGGCCAACAAGGCCACCTTCTGCTTCGCGCATAAGAAGGTCATCCAGGCGCACTACGCCAACCCCGCGCAAGACCAGTACCGGGGTCGCTTCCGTGGTCGCATCTGGAAGTTTTTCAACAACATCTGTCCGCTCTACTACGACTACGACGAGACCACGTCCTGGACATCCACCCTCACCGACCTCGACGACGATTACAGCGACCTGTTGGCCTTCTTCTCCGAGCACGGCATCGGCGAGACCAGCCTGGACAGCCTCGCCCAGACCGGCGCGCTGAACGGAAACGCCTACAATTCCAGCCACAGCGTGCATGTGTCGGTGATGGGGCACTTTTCGGGCAACGTCCTACCCTCCATGCTGCATCCAGGCAAGGCCTACGAGACCATGACGGACGACAAGACCGGCAACCTCAAAGCGCTGCAAACCATGCTGTTGCTCTACAACGCCACGATTTATTCCGACGTTTACGGCAACATCGTCTTCCGCAACAAGAGCGCCTACAGCTCCGCGATTATCGACATCGCCGACACCGACGTCATCAGCCTGACCACCAAGCGCGGCAACCAGGAGAAGCCTGAAATGAGCGTGCTGGAGACCCTCTGCGGCGACACGACCACGCTGGCCGCCCTGCTGAAAGACAACCTGATGGACTTCTACGACGGGAAATGGGAGATTGCCGCGACCATCGACGCCCTTTCCTTATATAGTGTCCTGCTGTTCAACCGCATCCGCATCCGGAGCGTGATTTACGTCGTGACCGAGATCACCCGCGACTTTCAGAACGACGAGTACAAGCTCAAGGCGTGGCAGCTATGAACGGCTGGAGAATGATTCGCGTGAGCAGCGGCAACAGCGTTTATGCCTGCGAGCGGGGCACGGTCGAGTATTCGCCCAAGCTCAAGTACCGCATTGAGAAGAAGAACGCCTTCGACCCGGCCTACATCCACCGGCGGGAACCTTACCGCGAGGACGAATTCACGCTCGAAGCGCCCCTGCTGCCGGAGTTTTACGCCAGTCTGCTGTACTTCCTCACCCAGCCAGGCTCGTTCTACCTGGAGTTCGACCACGCCGGGGCCAGGAAGCAGTTCCCGGTCACCATCGACAGCCTGCCCAGGTGCGCGGACGACCTGCACGAGTACCGGGACGCGGTGAAGTTCACGCTGGAAAGCCGCTACACCGGCACGCCGACCGCCATCAACTTCGACATCATCATCCCCCAGGAAGACGACGACACAACAATCACCACAGGATAGGAATATGTACAAATACGGCACGAGCTACTACAAACTCGAGGGCGAAAAGCGTCTGCCCGTCTCCGGACTGGACGTGCGGCTGCTTCGCCCCGGAAGCGCCTGGCAGAGCGGTCTCCTGTTAACCGAAGTCGAGCCTGGCTCCGGCTACTACGAGACCGACGAGTTCGGTGCGGACATCTGTGGCCTGTACGAAATCTGGGACACCCGCTACGACCAGAACGGCAGCTTCAGCGGCAAGACCTGCATCATCGGCCCTCTCGACGCCCTAGGCTTGCAGAAGGACGCCGTCACCCGCGACGCCATCCTCGACGAGGCGGTCAGCGAGAACAAGCTGGAGTCCGGCGCTATCAGCTCGAAGCAGCTCACCCCGTCCTGCGTGTGCCTGAGCAACCTCAGCGCGGAGGTCCAGTGCGAGACCGACGGCAGGGGCGAGACCACCGGCAGAACCCCGGCCACCATCGGGTCGGACAAGTACGCCGTCCACAGCCTCGAGGAGTCCTACGACGTCGAGCCGTTGGTGCTGCTCATCCCGATGTGCGACCTCACGCTGTTCATCGGTGAGGTCTCGTTGGCCCACGGGGTGGTCAAGGTAATGGTGGGTCTTGGTTCGAAGGGTGCGGCGACGGCTCTCAAGTACCGGCTGGTGGCAATCAGGAATTGAGGTGAAAATGGGCGAAAATTCCACCGATTACGTCGTTGTGCATTACATTGGCATTGAATACGATACGTGCGTCTGCCCGTGAACCGCTGCCTTGTATCCAACTGCAAGCCAACCGTTTGAAATTTTCGGTGTCAGAATTTGACATTTCGCTGTCACAATTTGACATTTTCGTGTCACTTTCCGAGGCTCCGAACCGCGGCTGAAAAAGATGATTCCCGCTCATTTGACATTTTCGTGTCACGATTTGACATTTTCAGTGTCACTTTGCAATTTGCAACAGCATTG